CAACATTAAGATTTGAGTTTAATGCAGGAGTGTAATCAAGCACACCCGCCATTTGTAATGCAGATGCTACATCAGCAGAACAAATGATTATGTTACCTTTTCCTCTCCTTGTTTGTTGACCAACAGCGTTGGCGTCTCTCTCGATTGAAAATAATAGTCCTTTGAATTTCTCAACTGACCATCTACCATTTGAATCTGTGTCTAAATCAAAAATACCGGCAGTAGTTGTGTTAACTTGGGCACCTTTTTTAGCAACAATGTAAATTGTTCTTACAACTTCTCTGTTTATTTCTGCAAGTATTTCTGCAGAGAGAATGTTAGCAAGCTCAGTTTCAGCGTCAAGACCATGAACGGCTTTAAGGTCTTGTGCGAGTTCCATAGAATATTCAGCTTTTAATGCTCTGGATTTAGCAGTAACGGTTTGTTTCTCAATTGAGAAAGCCATTTCTGCGAAAGCATTACCACTTGCATCTCCAAGTGCTTCACCTTGTGCAGTAGTCATACCGCCTGGCGACAAGTATGTACCAGCAGATGGTGAATCGTTTAGAGTTGAAGGGTTGCTTCCAGTCATTGCAGATGATGTTAAATCACCAGCAGCGTCATCATTTGATAAACCAGAATCAGCTTCATCAACTAACGCTTCAGCACCTGTTTGTGATACTGACCTACTTCTCATTGCGAAAATAAGACCAGTAGGACCAGTCATTGGTTGCACACCACAAATGTCGTAGGCAATCAAATTAGGCATTGCTCGTCTAACGAGTGAAATTAGGATTGGTTCCCAATTATCTACACTAGAACCAGTTGAGTTACTTGGCGCAGCTTCTTGTAAAAAGCTTCTATCTTCTCTTAACGCTTTTTCTTGGTTTTCGAGAATTACAGTAGTTACAGCACGTCTATAAGGGTCTTTGATTTCAGGTAAATCTGGATGCTCAAGGACAGGCTGCCACTTTTCTTGTAAATTGTTTGTTTGAAACATTTTTTGCGTCTCCTTTTAAAATTTTACTTTTATGTATATGTCTATACTTCCATCAATATAATTCAATTTATTTGTCTGTTGCACGTTCATGACCTTTACTGATAGCGGACATATACGCAGCCATCTTATCAGATGTATCTACTTCATTAGTAGTTTCATCTAAATTAATAATATCATTTGTGCTATATTCTCCAGTCTTTTGTGGGAAATATGACTCTTTCAATGTTTCGAGTTTTGATTTATAACTCTCATCACCTGTATAGTCAACATCTTCAATAAGACCTTTGAATTTTTCTACCTCTGTATCAACCAAATCGTCTGATACATCTTTTATGATAGAATCTTTTGTTAATTCGCCAATCTCTGCATGAAGTTCTTTGTCTTTCTCAATTTGTTGATTGAGTTGTTCTTCAAGTTCTTCAATTTTTTTAGATTGAGCTTCTAACACATCGTATTTTTCGTCAGGAACATCAATATAATGGTCATCAAACAATTGTTTTAAACCACTAATGAAATCCTCAGAAATCTCACCTTTTAATCCTCTTTCAATTGCGAGTTCATTTTCTTTCATCCATTCTTGAACTACATAGTCAAGATAAGAATCAACTTTGTCTATTAACTCATCTTTTGATTTATAAGATTGTTCAGTAAGTTCCTTAGCATATTCATCTTCTAGTCTTTCAATTTCTGTTCTGACTTTTGATTTTACAGCAGCTTCGAAGATTGTAGAAGCTTTTTCTTTGAATTCATCTGAAATTTCATCTTCTCCAGATACAAGAGCATCAACATCTTCTTTGACTTTGATTTCTTTAATTCTTTTTTCCATTGCTTTCTTTTTTTCTTCTTTTTTTGCTTTTGCAAGTTCTTTTTTATCATCGTCCTCGTCTTCGTCCTCGTCTTCTTCGTCATCTTCGAGTTGTTCGTTAACGATTTGATTGTACATCTTCACTAACTTAGCTTCATCTGCTTTCGATAATTTATCAGATATCGCTTTTATCATATCTTCTGCTTTTAATGTTTCTGGTTTATCTCCAGGCGTAGCATGTTTAAGTGCGTCATCCTTGCTTTTTTTGATTTTTGCACCAGCTTTTGCAGCAGCAGATTGTTTATCAGTAGGAGATGTAACAGCAGGACCTAAATCCTCTACGTCCTTCATTTCAACTTTTGGAGCTTTTTTCTCGGTTATTGCTTCATCTTCGAGTTCGGCTAATACCTCTGTTTCAAGTTCCTCAATTGTTTTATCTATTTCTGACATGTGGAAATCTCCTTTTTCCTATATTTTTTTTTCTAATAATATTTATAAATTAAAGTTTTTTGAGAAACTTTGCAAACTCTAATGCGTAGATGTTTGCGTCTCTTGAACGAATTCCTTTCTCAATTGCCTCTTTATGTTTTGCAATTTCTGCTTCTTTTAATATACCGTTGTCCCAAATCCACTCTTTTCCTTCCATAATACCTTCTACGAAAGCGTTTGGCGCAGATGGGTCAGCAACGATATCAGCAGCTGTTGCTAGGTAAAAATCATCCTTAACGTATGATGCACCATTTTTTTCTTTTAGAGAACCTAATCCACGACTAGATACTCCAAGTTTAGCACCTTCATCCATCAACGACTTGACAATTTTACCCATTGGTGTATCCATGATTTTCGCTTCTCCTATGAAGTTCTTACCATCTGCATACAAATCTGTAATCATATGTGAAACTCTTTCAAGATTTACAGTTGGACCGTCTGGGTGTCCTAATTCACCGAATGCTCTTTTCTGTCTTGTGAAGTTCCTATTGTAATTAGCAACTTCCTTGTTTAGAATATCAAACGGATATACTCTACCATTCCGATTTTTAACATCAGCCTGCATGAATATACCTTTTATTCTATATTCTTTCTCACCTTTCTCATTTTCTTCTGTAATGTATTCTACATCTTCTATGTGTTCTGATATTAACTTTAATGCCATTTGAATATTCCCTCTTATGTGGTATTAGTCCAACCAGATATTTTATGAAATTCTGTAACTAAAGTAAACGTACCAGTCGCATTTGTGACCTTAACATCACCAGTAATTCCTGAGCCTGCATTATTTGATAATGATGGTTGTCCAGCAGTATAACCATAATTACCATTACCAGCTAAAATAACCGCTTGAACATCTGTATCTGCGTCCCATAAAAGTTCAACACCACCAGATGCAGATTCAATAGACCACCATATTTTTGCAATAGACAGTCTTGGATTGCTATCTGCGAGAGTCATTGCAGATGCATCTAAAATACTTACTGCACTATTTGCTGCGTTATCACTTACTGTTTTGATAACTGTTTTAAAACTTGTGTCTATTAATGTTTGATTCGTTACTGCCATATCTTTTTATCCTTACATTACTGCAAATAATTCTTTTTCAAAATAGTCTATAAGTTCGTTTTTTGTTACTTTAAACTTTGTTGCAGTATCTTTTATACTCTTATCAAAACTATTTAGGAAATTTTGTGGTTTATTATGCATTTTTTTCATAATAAAGTCTACAGCATTCTTCATTTTCGGAGAAAGCTTTTTATATCCTTTAGTTTTTTTATGTTCATCTTTCTCAGATATCTGAGAAAAGAAATCTTCGAACCTTTTATTCTTCATCTGATTTATCGTTAACACTATCTTTGGGAACTACCGTTTTAACTATAGTAGATGCGACTTCTTGCCTACGAACTTCAAGTGCATCTGCAACTTTTGTCGTCATGGCGCCTTTAAATCCCGTTTCTGCTTTGACATTGTTTCCTTTTTCGATTGAATCAATTACTTTTTTAACTTCATCACTCATTATAATTATTCTCCTTCTTCTTCTTCTTCTTCTCCTGGTTCTTCTTCAGTTTTTGTCATATCAATCTGAGTAGCACCTGGAGGCATAATTGGATATCTTGTTACACCATCACTATGGTCTGGCATATTAAGTTCGCCTTCACTACTTTCTTGTTTAATTTCATCTTTCGTTCTTGCTATCTCAGTATCACTCATTTGTAAAACATATTTTTGTACATAAGTTTTACTATAAAATGTTCCGATATATGATTGCATTCTATCAAGAGTATCTATTCTATTTTGTAATAGTTCTGCGTCTTTTAATTCTGAGAAATGTCCATCTTTTAAGAAATTGAAATTGATATGTTCTTTCATTTCATGCCAATCTTCATCATTGATTATCCCTTTTAATATTAATTGTGTTCTAAGTATATCAACAAATAGTCCTGTAAATTTCTTTCTTAATCTTTGAACAAACTTTGTAAATTTTAATTCATCTCTTGTTACTTCAGTTGACCTACCAGCACCTACTACTGTTCCTGGAGATTCTTCTGTAAGTCTTGAAACTGGAACATTTAATGAACGATATAATCTTTTTTGAAAATATTTTATATCTTCAATTTCACCAAGATTTTGTCCAGAAGGTAAAGTTTGAACATCTGTTCCTCTACCACCTTCTCTAATCGGTAGCCAGAAATCTTCTAGCATTGACATATGATTTCTATCATCACGAATTTCACCAGTACTTGAATCATATACAAGTTTGTTTCTATAACGATTCATTACATCACGAAGATATTGTTCTGCTTTTACTTTAGGTAAATTTCCTACATCAATTTTAAAAATTCTTCTTTCTGGCGCTCTTGATATTCTGTAAATAACAAGGGAATCCTCAATCATTCTTAATTGATTAACAGGTTTGATTGCTTTATGTAAATGTGAAAGAATTCTGCCAGAATTTTGGTCTATTAATCCAGATGGACAATATGCAATTGAATCACCTGCGATTTGGATACCAGAAGTATTGATACCTTGTTGTAATCCTTTTTCATTATATACATAAAATTCATCTATATTCGTTACTAAATCTATTCCAGTTTTGGGGTCTTTTTTTCTATTTACTTGTCTTATTTTTTTAATTTTGCGTGGGTCGATATATCTTAATTCTTTGATACCTGCTTTCGGATTATTTTTATCTATTATCATATGATAATAACATCTTCCGTCAACATACCATCTTCTAAAAATATCATGTCCTTTCTTCTGAAATTCTAAAAGACTTAAAATAGTATTAAATTCTTCTCGTATTTTTTTTTTGATATTTTCTGGAACAGGGACATTTTCCAGAATAGGTGAAATGGATTGGTCAGTTTCATCAGCGACAATCGCTTCGTTAACAATATCTTCTACTGCCATATCACACTCTGATTGTTGTGCGATATCACGATATCTACGAATTAAATCATCATCTGTTTTTGATTTGCCGTCTAAATCTAATACTGTTGCAAAATGACCAGCGCCTGAGACTTCAACCGCCCCATCATCAGGAGATGGAGTAGTGAAACCTTCACCACTACCTTCTCCATCTTTAACTCTGGTAATCTTGAACCCAAAGAGTTCTGCCATTGTGTATTACCTGCCTTCTAATTTTTCTATACTATTATTTAGTAAGACTAAATTAGAAGTTAACTCCAGATGCTACAAAGTGTTGATATCTCCAAGTAACCTCAAATTCTTCAAGTGCGTTTGCAGTCTCATGACTTAATTCAATTGCACCCAACATTTGTGGCCATATTCCTCTAAAGATATATGTTTTCAATACAGTATCATCCCTATCGAGTTGTTCTACGGTTGCGTCTGTCTGATAATCAGCGACACTAATAACACCAGTATTATTTTCAAGGTCATTAATACCATTCATCCATCTTTCTATTGCATTTCTTACCATAAAGTCAGTATCATTGATGACAGTTGTTGTCCATGCATCAAATTCTGCTCTATCACCTGCCATATAAAGTGTTCTACCTCTAAATGGTACAGGTATTTCACCTATATTTTGTGTTGGTAAACTAGTTGCTTTAATAAGAAAAGATGTTCTTCTTACATCTAATCCGATTACAATTCCAGATGGTGGTGTTATTGTTACTCTAAACTGGTTTGGTCTAGCACCGCCGCCGATTAACTGAGCTTTAAATTCGTCTAATGTTGCCATTGTTTTCTCCTATTAACCACCGACCTCGCTAAATGCGACACCAGTCCTTGTTGCTATGAAATTTAGTGTGATGAAGTTGATTGACCTTGCTGGTTTAATGTATATATCGGCAATAAACTCATTTCTGTCAATGACTTCTCCTGTATTATTAGACGCATCACAAACCACACTAAAGTCTGTAATTCCTCGTCTACCTTGTACATCTCTCAAGAAAGGTTCAACCATATTTCTAAATTGTGCTCTTGTAAATTCATCATTGAATTCAAAGAGTTGATATTTAGAAGCAGTTGCAATTGCTTTTTCAAGAACAATAAACAATCTCCTTACGTTGATTCTATCAAATGCACTTGGTTTTGTTAATGCAGTTTTATCTCCAAATAAATGCACACCTTGTCCAGCAAAATTAACTACTGGATTAACTCGTGCTTTATAAAGAGTATCTCTGTGTGCTTGTTTTGGGTCGTATGCAAGTTTTACTGCACCTCTAATCTGCCCTCTGTTAAGTCCAGCAGGCGAGAACCAAGGGTCAGTTACAATATCTGTATTTGCACAAGTCCCAGCGATATCTCCATTTAATGGAACAAATCGATAAACATCATTGTACTTATCGTACATATATTTATATCCACT